TTTTATTAGTCCTAAGACTTAATAGAAGGCCTCAGCCCTCTATAAATCTTATAGTGTTAGCTTAAACCGAGATTATTAACCTAGATAGTTGCTTCAAGGTCACAGTCGCAACACCATTCTGGTCGGGTGGCAACCGCGAGATTGAACTTCGAGCCCACTGATCCGTTTTGGTTAAGCTCATCATCTCCGTTCTCACCAAGTTCTTTAATGATAGTCTGAATTTTCTTCATACCACGGATACCTGTTTCAAATACAGACTCTTCAGCTAATACAAACATACGTTCGTGTCCAGCTCCATTCTGTTCAACAAGAGTTGACTCACATACTCTAACACCTTTGTAAGTTCCTACTTCGTTAGGAAGTAAACCATCAGAGTAACCGTAGTTCTCAACACTTAGGTATTCAGACTCAGACTCGATAAGAACTGCTCCATCAACAGATACAAGGCCAACATAAGCTGCTCTAACTGGAGATGTTCCATAGTTAGTTGAACCAGTTACCATTGTAGTAAACTTATCACCTAATGCTTTACGTAATGTAAGCTCAGCATCTCTAACTGTTTGACCAGCTGTTGTGTTGAACGCAATAGTTGTAGAAGATGCTTCGATAGCTGCAAAGATCAATGCTTCTTGAGTCTCACCTGCAGCTCCACCTAAGTTAGATGTTACGTCTTTCTTAAAGTTTGCTCCATCTTCACCATAAATATCTAAGTCATCAGTAAAAGGAACAAATGCTCCGTAACCGTTCATAGTTGCTCTGATATTTACTTTAGATAAAGCTGAACCAGCTGGAGAGATACCTTCTGCAAGAGGTGTAGTGAAAGCAGGGATTGGCTCATAGTAACTAAAAATTACTCCGTTACCTTCATACTTAGGCATTGTTTTCTTTGATGTAAAGTTAGATACGATAAACTTTTCACGAGCTGTTTCTAATAGGTTACGATCATAAAATTCTGATGTGTTTATACCTGTTCCGCTGTCCGCTACGTTCTCTGATCTACCTGTAGAATATTTATTGTATGGCATGATTTCTTTCCTTGTGTCTTTCGACGTTATCTACCACGAGACATGATCTTCTTAAATGAACTTTCATCCATTGCCCAAGGATCTTGTTCTGGGGTAGTTGTAACTGAACTGGTTGCAGAGGGTTGAGAAACAAGTTTTGCTCCTGCCTTCTCTCTGTCTCCAGAAAACATTTCTTTACCTGCAGTTGTGTAAGCTTCCAAGAAAGGAAGACCTTTAACTGCCATATATCTTTCAACAAGTGGAAGCAGCTTCTGAGCCGTCCCACTTTCAAAATCTATCTGTAATCCACGTAATACTCGAGGATCTGTGGAGATCAAAGTTTTATCGGTAGCTGATAAATTACCAACTAAACCTTTAAACTCATTTGCATAGTTGCTATCTAATATAGTTTGAGCCACTGTATCAATCTCATTCTCTTGATTAGACTCACGAGGAGTTGCTAATTCATTAAGAACTGTTTGATCACCTGCTTTAAACTTACGTAGCATATCAATGTCTTCCGACGTGATACCGTCTAGCATTTTACGCTGTTCAGCCATCTCTTGATATTTACTCGTTGCTCCAAGGCCTCGTTCAGCTAAATCACGTAGTTCCTTAGCCGATGATATGTCTATCACTTTACCCTTATGCTTTAACAAGATAGGATTGTCCAACTGTTTATCAGTTTCTCCATCTAGTTGCTTAGCATATAATTCAGTGTAGTCAGTATTATTGGATTGTGGGTCAGTTACTGTTTTACCAGGCTCTGCATTCTTTGCAGCTGGTTGTTCAGTCGGGCTCACTCCATCCGTAACATTAAATTTCTCATCCCAGAAATCCACCGCTTCCGGTTGTTCTGTTTGAGTGTCTGTAGCAGATTGATCTGCTACTACTTGCGAATTATCACCTTGAGGTTGTGTAGAGTCATTATTGTCCATCTATCTTTCCTTGTGTTTTTAAAATTATATCTTATTTCTTGAGTATTTTAGCTTCTTCAATTTTATTCGTCAACCATTTGTTTAAATGGGAGATTGCTTTAAGAGCATCTATATCATCAGGGCTTGCTTCAAAACTCATAGCTATTGAATGGCCCATATCTCTCATATAAGCATCAGAGATTACTCTCTGATACAAATCTAAGTCTTGCAGCTTTAAGATGTCCTCAGCAAGCTTAATAGCTTCTTGCTTGTCTTTATTATAGATTGACATCTGCTCCTCCGAAACTTGCTATGAGTGTCTCCATATTTGCTTTGTCAGCGTCTGCTTGAGATTTCTTAGCTGATGCTACATTCTCCATAGTCTCAGATTGAGTTTTACCTAGCTCGACTTGAACTTTCTGCAGAGCTAGTTGTTGCTCTTCAGACATCTGTCCTTTATTCTGTTCTACTTCTGTAGTGATACGGTATAGCTCATCTCTAAGCTTAGGCATATCTGCAAGATCAGCCATCTCCATAAGAAGCCCAAGTAATATCTCCGGACCAATCAAACCTGTCATAGGAGCAAGGGATTGGATCATAGCTGTTAACTCTGATTGCTTCTTTTGTTTAAGACCAGCAGTCGGAGTATTCATAGTGATACCAAACTCATCACCTACTAACTCAGGACCAGCAATCTGGACATACCCTCTAGGTGTCTTAACTGTTACATCAGTTATTATAGCTGCATTTAGTTTTGCCCATTTAAGTATAACGCCTTTAAACATAACTGCTAGCTGGGCTGTAAGGTATGTAAGACGTCGCTGAGACATATCTGTAATGATACCGATACCTGTTGCAGTTTGATTTAATGAGCGAGAGTCAGATCCAACACTATAACGAGTGATACCAGTTATATTTTCTTCTTCTTTCATAGTATCTTCAAGCATCTTATAAACATCTGCAGGGAGAGGGTTAAATGTTCCATACTCAATAGCATTACGGACAGGAGCGTCTTTACCAATGTTCAGTTCAACTACACGTTCATTATCTAGCAGTCTTTGGAAGTTCACAGAGTCTAAGGCATTCTTCTTAACAAAACGTGTTCCGTTATTGGAATTAGCCATATTATCAATGATACCTCTTGTAATAGATGTTCGTAGCTTCTGATAATCTCCGACTAGTTCTTCAATAGTTTCACCGTAAACACTAAATGGTTTACGAGAATAAACTGCTCTGTCAAACGGTATTACAAATCCTGGATATGGATTTTCACCACTGCGTAGTAATTTACCATTAGACCAGATACCTAAGAAGGGAGTTGCTATACCATCTCCAGTCGTATCTAAATAACCATAATATTCAAATACTTCTACTTCTTCCAAAGCTCTATTACCTGGATCGTAGCTGTCTTCACGACCTAGGGTTGGAGCTGGATCGTATTCAGATGTTGAAGGAGCACTCAATACATTGAGACTTTCTAGTGAATGTTTACCAAACCATTTAGGGTTCTTTAATATATCAGAGATTGTAACCTTACGACGATATATAATAAACTTCATATCATTTACATCATACGCAGAAGGGTCAGGAATAACACTTTCAAATGGAACTATATTAATTGTTGGATGGCCCTTTGCATCCCAACCAGTCATAGCCCAAGCTGTTCCGTCTACCATCTGATTTATTGCTGCGAGTTCTGCTGTTGCCATAGGATCACCAGTATTTTGCCACTGATAGTTTAGCAAGGCCTCACTTTTCTTTAGTCCATCTACCATCTGTGTTTTGTTTGTTTCAAGAGATACTATTGTATCTGTCATGAATGGTTCTACAAGGCTAGGTATAGCTCCATTAACAATACGTTTAATATCTTTAACAACTATACTAGACCAGTTTGGATCAGCAGGTGAGGTTAATTCACCGTTATACGCATCTCTACTAGTTTGAACTGCTCCTAAAGCTTCTACATGGAAAGACGAGCTTTCTGATAATGTTGCTTCAAGGTATTGAAGTATACCTGTATCATTCATTTTTTTATTCATAATATCTCCTGTTTTATGAAATTATATCTAATCATAGGTATTTTTGGTATTCTTCCTTCGTTTATAATCTTCTCTATTATATGTCCGTTGAGGATACCAAGTAGTGTCTAGCTGCATTGCCTGGCATAAGCTATCTATAAAATCATCATGAGTACTCATAACACCTTCATGAGTTGTTAGCTCTATCTGATCTGTGAGTTCTTCTGCATCATCTCCTGTATCCACGATAGTAAGACGTCCAGTATTTATGACTCCACTTAAAGCTTTGATACGACTCAGCTTACTTCCAGATGTATTAAGATCATGTATTGTAAACCATACTTGATAAGCTGGCATAGTCTCTTCAAGATGAGGTCCTATCGCAAGTTTGAACGATCCTTTCTCAATACCTACATTATCTACATTGTATTTAGCTGCGAGTTCTAAGACTTTGTCTCCTACTTTATTAGGAGCTGCCTTTAATCCATAAGGTATTGCATACCAGTTTTGGAAGCTATCTACTCCTAATACAGTGATAGCTGATACATCTGCAGTCTCTTTTTCAGAGAAGGCTCCATCAACTGTCATAAAGAATACAAGATCATCTGGCAAGTCATCAATGCTTATGAATTTAATCTTCTCACTCTCAAAGACTCTATCCTCAGAACTAGTGATAACCAGTTCCATCTCACGTCTCCAGTCACTCATCTGTCCGAGCTTCTCATATTGAGCTTTCTTACGAGCTATGAACTCAGGAGTAAATCTATCTGGGAAGCTGGTGTTACTTAGAGGTATTCGATGGCTGCCGAATGCAGCTACTAGTGTCATGAATGGATCTGCTTTATGCATAGGTGTTCCACTTCCGATAGTTCTTCCACCTGGACTTAGTGTAGGCAATAAAGCAGAAGTGATCCAAC